CCTTAGCTGTCGCATCATCTGCTGGGAGTTCCTTGATTTTAGCAGCAAGAAACTGCTTCATGTGGGCAAACTCTGACGGGTCAAATTGATGTTCGCCGTCTTCTTTGAGAAACTTGTCTATTTTGTTTAGTAAATCGCGCATATTATTATCCTTATAAGCTATTTATTCGCGAATACGGTAGAAGCCTTTGTCTAACCACGTAGTAAGGATATCCTCTTGGCGCACATAGTTATTCTTGTTCAAGCTTTGCTTAACAGAGTCGTTAATAAGCTCCATATCTGCTAAATCGTGCCATGTTGTTTTGTGCGGGTCCATCGGGGCGTGGCCACTCTTGTACACTGCTGCATACAACCAAGGATCGTTCATGTTCTTGTAGAAGTATGCATCTTTGCAATCAAACCCGTTAACCGCAAGCATATAAATCAAGCTGGTAATATTGTGATTGTAATACACACCGCTTGGTGTATTGTTGTGCATACGGTTGTAGAGATAGTGAATGTTTTGTGGCATTGCCATCACTAGCATTCCATTCTCAGACATTGCATTGCTCCAACGCTTCAGTGTTTGCATCGGGTTAACTGCGTATTGGAATGCATCATGGCACCACATCAAGTCTACTAAGCGAGGAAACAGATTGTCATCTTCGAAGTTCTTTTGAATAGGTTTTACATTTGGTAGCTTCAAAATTTCTTTGTTGATTCTGGACAAGTCTTCATCCACTGCATAGACAATGTAGTTATGCGGCTCTGGCGGTTCATCGCGTGTTTCCAATGTTGCCCACCATTCGACGTCTAGACCTGCACCGCATCCCATGTCGGCGACAACTGTTAAGCTGTCAAGGAAGCTGTCATAACCATAAAGCAATTCCAAAATTTGCATACTATGGTCATGTGAGTCGTATGCGTTTCTAAATTTTTCCATCTTTTAATACCTCGAAAACAATTTTCTCTTTAAGTTTGGTAAGCATAGGGGCAAACTCGTCGCAAGCTTGTTTAAGCTTTTCGTCGGATAAACCCCATGCGTACTCTTGATCCACTACGTGTGCCATTGCAGAGCACTTATCTTTAACAAGCTGTAGACTTACAACATCTTTAGGTACTTGTGCACGTTCGCATAAGTACCATTCGTCTAATAACTCTCTTGCAACTTGCTTATAGTCCATTACACTGTCACGTCTTCCATACCGGATGCTCTTAGTCGGACAACGTGACCAGCCATAAACGACTTAGTCTCTAGTCCCTTCATTACTCCTAAATACTTATTCCGCAACAGAGCCACCTCATTAATAAGTGTCTCGTAATCGATAACTTCATCCTCGCCGTCAACATACTTTTCAGCATCTCTACTGGTAAGTGCACGGGCATAACCTTCCAAATACTTTTGAAAGTGCTTCCTACGTATCTTACGCAACTGAATAGTCATGTACTCTAACACCGCTTCAATTTCTTGAAGCTGATGGAATCTGTGTTCAGTAATACCCGGAAGAGCTGCAACGTTCTTCTCGACGTTTCCTTTAAGTGCAACTTCTCCTCGGGCAGCAATCAATTCAGATTCGTAATATGCTATGAAGTTAGGCAACTGAGACAAGTCAGCAACTACTTTATTATACCACATTGATACCTACCCATTCAAGAAAACCAGCAGGGAAAATACACAAACTTAAATCTGGTCTGCGCCGAGCAAATTCAGTTAAGAACTCGTTTAAATTCTTTCGCTGTAATTCTGTTGGTTCTGCGTTGATAGAATCCATTATTGGTCCTTTAATGCTTTCTGGTAATGACATTATACTATCTATTATACACTGTTTACTTGCATCATCCAATATATATGGCGCCATCATTGTTGGGTGGTACGCAAATGTCACTTCCATTCTCTTATGTCCGAACATTCGGTAAAATTCAGCAAACCCAAATAAAGTAAGATTAGTTAATACAGGATGGAACATATACTCGATTCCCAATTCATCAAGTACATTAAGTTTCCCCAACCATTCTCCCCATACTACACCATAACGATTAAATTCGAAATTTTTTTCAATATTCTCGCCGCTAACATTAATAATTAGATTTTTAACTTTTGACAACTGTTCTGCCACCCGCCTAAACCTACCCATACTAACGCCAAACCCAGAGAATATTTCAACTATCGTATCAGGACCAAGCTGCATACTCTCTATAGTATCAATTAGTGTGTTATCTAAAAATGGTTCACCACCAGATACAACTAGCTTTTTTAATGTAGGAGCAGCGATCTTAATTTCGTTTATAAGTAACTGATAATTTTTGTCTGCTTTAAGCTCAGGTTGACTGATCTGTAACAAAACTTTATCTTTTGGTGATGCTGCATATCTATCATCAATATAATCTGTCAGTGAGTAGTTGCCATTACTAACTATGTCACGCCGCCAAGCGGAACTAAACTCTTTACAGCAATAAGAGCACGTTAAATTACAGTCCCCGCCAACAGTAATGTCTATAATTTCTGGTTTAAGATAAAGATCGGCATGAGTGCGAGCTATTCCGTTTTGATAAATCCTCGGGCTGTGTGCCCCTGCATCTTCTGCAACCCAACAATTTTGTTCGCAACTCGCATTACGCACATTTTTGTTCATCATGTCACGTTCTGCAACATTAATGATTGTATTATGTAACTCACCTGGATTATTTTCTAGCCATGAAAAATCCACCTTATGCGGTGCCGCGGCATGGCACGTATAGGTGGTTTTAGATTCCAGATCTATTTTCTGGAATCTAAATTTCATTGAACAATAATAATCCCGATCGTTGGTGATCGGGATTACTTTAATCTTCATCGTCGTAGTAGTCGTCTTCATCTTCCGCAGCGTACTCACGCAATGCCTTGGACAATGTAGAATCTGACCCACCAAAGTCTTGCAGTTCTTCATCAGACAGCATATCAACCAAAACGCTCATCACGTTGTCAGCTGCTTCTTGTCTGTCTTTAGCAGGAATATACTGCTTAAGGATGGAATATACTTCGCTCAATACGTCTACTTCAATGCTCATCGATTTCTTTCAATTATAGTTGAATATTTATTCCGCAATAGCTTCTGCTGGTGCTTCTTGTGCCACTTGGTTCTTGTCCATAATGTGCGGATGTGTCGTAATGTCTGACATGACCTGGTCCAGGCACCCGTCATCATTGCGTTCCCAACCCTTGCGGAATTTCTTAATAACTGTGCCATCTACTCTAGTGTAAACAAGGCTGTTACCGTCCTTCTTCAACAGGCCCTTTGCTTCAATAAGATCTGTCATACCGCTGTATGGGTTCATACCAGTTTCGTAAGGAATCTTGACTTGCACTGACTCGAACGGCTTTGCGTAGCGAGTCTTCATAATCTTACATGCAGCGCGGATACCGTTAACTTCTGTAGTCTTATTGCCGTCCTCATCTTCCTTCAGCTTCAACTTACGCATAGCTACAACGATAGACGATGCATAGATAAAGCCTTGTCCGCCGGAGATTTTATCGTCCGGATCAAACATGTCTTGGCTTGCGTAGGTGTGGTTTGTAGCCACCAAGCCCAAGTTTAAATCACCAAACATGTTTACGCAGTTACGCACCAACGCAGTCAGGGCCTTTGGCTTACGTCCCATGTCCCCTTTCAAGTCACCAGCTTCGAACTGGTTAACGTCCGTTGGCGTCAATAGCATACCCAGTGAGTCTAGCACAAACAGTACTTTAGGACGGCTGTCTTCTGGCATTGCCTTATATTGAGTCACAAACTCAGAGATCATTTTAGCAACGTCATCAATCATTGCCATGTTGAGCTTGAGCAACTTATCCTCGCTCGTGTCAACGTTGAGTGCATGTAACCACTTTTCATCCAGTGCGTTTTCCGTATCAATTAGAATAGGAAATATGCCTGCCTTTTGTGCGTTGGCAACAAGGTTGCCAGAACAGATAAAGGACTTACCCGCACCGGATTCTCCAGCAAACACAGTTACCTTGCCAAGCGGAATACCGCGATCAAAGGCGCCGGAAATTAGATAGTTGAGAGCGTAGTTATTAGTAGATACCCAATCAGTTGGGTCATTGAAGCCCACGCTAAGTCCCTCAATAGACTTAGTAATAGACTTGCGAAATTTTGATACGTCGAATGGTTTTGCCATGTTAAATGTTTCCTTTAAGTTTAAATAGTTAATTATGGGCGAGACGTCAATACTTAAAATCTTCCCACGTAAGTGAAGGTAATGGTGTTGGCAAATTATATGAAACCATATTCTTTGTGTATTCCTTGCTTATAAAATGGTCGTAGTTAAAATCAATAGTGTCTTGCTCAACCAAATACAAATCATGCCAATCAAATTTTGATAATTTTTCAAATTTTGATATCATTTCCATTAATGCAATTAGTCTCAGTAACGGATTAGAAATCTCATCGAATTTATAATCAAAAACTTTGTTGTATTGCTTAAATCCAAAATACTTTTCAATATGCGAGTGCCACCCAGGTTGTGCAAATCCCAAATAAAAAGTCTTGCATAAAATTGGGTATAACATCTTCTCAGTTACAAAAGGATAATAATTAATACCAGTAGTTTCACCTACAATTTGCACAAATGAATCTTTAATCAACGGCTTAAGAAGCATAACATTGGAGCTATGATTAAACTTACTGTAATTATGAGTTAATATCTCGTCGGGTAAATTTTTCGACAAAATAAACTTCCCAATCACAGCATCATCACAGTCCCCTATCAAAGACTTAACTAGTCCATCTAAATTGTCATAATTGGTATTGAAATTTTTACTGCAATAATTAGTATCAAACCATTTAAACTTATGCAATGCACTTACTAATAATT